GAAGAAGAAGAAGTTGAAGAGGAAGAAGAAGACGAAGAGAAAGTGGAAGAGGAAGAAGAAGAGGAAGAGGATGAAGAAGAAGAGGAGGAAAAAGAGGAAGAAGAAGAGGAAGAAGATATTAAATTACCAACATTTCCTACAAAAAATGAAATTAAGAAAGAATTATATATAGATGATAAAGAAAATGATGTAGAAACTGAAACCGATGAAGATGTAGTTAATGCAGAAGATGAAGAGGAAAAAGAGGAAGAGGAAGAGGAAGAAGAAGAGGAATTATTTGAAGTAGAAATTAATGGTATAATGTATGTATCTAATGATGATGAAGATGGAATTATTTATTCATATATAAACGAGGAAGTAGGAGAACAAGTTGGAAAATTCACAGATAAAAATGCAACTATATATGAAGGAAAAAATAAAGGAACATATGATAGAACAAAATGTAAATTTGATTTATAAATAAAAATTTGGTTACATTTTATAATTTTATTTATTGTAAAACCCATTATTATGTTATATTTTTATAATATAATATAATATACAATAAAGTAAAAGTAAAAATAAATAATAATGGTTTTAGAAAATGTATGCGCACCAGCACTTTTATATTTAGCATTTTCAATTATTCAAATAGTTATCGATATGTATCGAGGTGATACTATACAAGCTTTTTTTAAATTTATTGTCATGGTTATTTTTACAATTGTTTTAAACGCTATTTGTAATAGTGGTATGACGATAATTTCGTGGTTTATTGTTTTTATTCCATTTATTTTAATGACATATGTTACTACTATTCTATTCTTTGTATTTGGTATAAATCCGTCAAAAATCAAACCTTCTGATAAAAAGTGTTGGGAAACACAGTTTGGGTGCTGCGATGACGGTGTTACTGCAAAACAAGATCCATCTGGAAGAAGTTGTCCTAATATGAGAGTTGTAAATGTATTAAATATTCCAGAACCAACACCATGGAATAACAAAGATGGACATTATATATATCCACGAGGTAGGAGTTGGCGCGATTATTCACTATATGGAGGAAGTGTAAGAACAAATAAAGGTTATGGACACAATCATGATCACGATTATTACAAGTCTAAATCACATTCTTATATAGATCACAAGCATAGTGGTCATACTAGTTTTGACAGAAAGTCAAAATATGTAGCTAAATTAATATCTGAAACAGGGAAAATAATTATAGGCGTAGTTCAAACAACTAAAGATATATTATCGATAACTAAAGCAGTAAAAGCTAAAGTAGCACCCACAGGAACAACTCCAGCTGACATAGCTAACGCTGCCGCTCTTACAGCCCAAAAAGCGACTGCAACAACGATAGAAACAGCTGCAAATGCTGCTAATAGTGAAGCTGATGAAGCATTATTATTACTTAATAGTGCAAAAACATTCGATTTAGTAAAGGCCGCAAAAGTAGCAGCAGATAAAGCAAAAACGAATGCTGATAAAGCAAAAACTGATGCATCTGCTTTAAAAATAGCAGCAGGTGTTTAATTTTAATTTATAATAATTTACAAAATTATTCATATAATATATTATATATGTTAAAAGTATTTATATAAATAATATATTTGTGTAAAAGATTTAAACATATATAAATATTATAGTATACAGTTACAAATAAGAGTTACAAAATGAAAAATCATACATACAATTACCCAATCAATGAGCAAATGGACGTATCTGTTTTTAATTATTTTAGCACGTTTACGTTAGGGCTAATGTGCTATTCTTTTTTCAACCCAGGATTTGTGTATGATATGTCAATGTTTTTAGCATATAGTTTTGCAAAGACTATGATTACAGGATATGATGTATATAGTAAATATATTTATAAACCATATAGAAAACATATTCGTATTCCTTTGATGCAGATTTTAAATATAGATGATGGATTATATGAAATAGAGATTGTTAAAGATGGAAATGTTATACATAGTTTTAAAACAATGAGTGATTTTATTAAAAATAATCCTATAAAATTTATTTTAGAGGACGAGGACGAGGATGAGGACGAAGAAGAGGAATCTGAATCATGTTCAGATACTAGAACAGAACAGACGCAAACGCAAATTCAACAGTCACATGATATTGAAACATCAATTGATGCAGACCTTACAAACGCAAATGTGGATATTCACCAACAAGATACAACAAGTGAAACATGTAATAGTGAAGACAACGATGTGGATTCCGATGATGATGACGATGACGATGACGATGACGAGGTTGATAGTGACGAGGCTGACACAGATGAATTAAATGGCGATAATCTTATCTTAAATCCAACAGAATATGATTTTGTTCTTAGAACAATTTATTTTGATGACGATTCTCTAAATGTTACATTTGGTTTTTGTTTAAAGTATGAAACATTTCGTAAATCTGATATGAAACAAAAATATACATATGAAAAGTTAAAAGGAGAGGTATCAAAACGAAGATTTATTGGAATACATTTAAAGACAGATGGAAATGATTATATTATTAATTTATCAAATCCTGTAAATTATTATATAATAGATAATACAATTTTGGATTATTCATTTCTTAAAATGTATTTATTTAAACGGTATAATGTTATTTTAGGAAACAACTATACTTTATCTTGTATCGATAATTTCATTGAAATGTATACAATCGAACAAGGTAAAAAGATTTTAATTCAAAAAAATAGTTTTAAATTAGTTGACGATGAAACGTTTAAGATTGCTGAAGATGACGGAGATGATGGATCATCTGCTATTCCAGATTACAAAACCAATATTCAAATAAGCGAATTTACAAATGATGCAGATATAGAAATTGTAGAATACAAATAAAAATGTATTTCAAAATAATATAATAAGTATATTATAAACTAATATAGAAATATATGTTTATAATATATCACAATGGTTGATAGTGACACTCATAATTCTCCTACTGTATTGCAAATGAATATTGATAATAATACATTAGACGAACAATCCTGTGAATCCAATAATTTACATAAATTATCTGATACATGGATATTATGGGCACATCTTCCACATGATACTGACTGGAGTATTAAAAGTTATATTAAAATATGTTCATTTACTACTGTTGAAGAGGCGATTTCAATCACAAATGTTCTCCCCGCAAAATTAGTAACAAATTGTATGTTATTTATAATGCGCCAAGGTATAACTCCGACGTGGGAAGACGAGCGAAATCGAAGAGGTGGATGTTTTTCATATAAAATAAGTAATAAAGATGTTTATCAAGCATGGAAGGAACTTACATATGTATTAGTTGGTGAATCTATGGCTGATAATAAATCTATACTTCCACTTATTAATGGCATCACCATTTCTCCAAAAAAGAATTTCTGTATTGTGAAAATATGGTTGTCGAGTTGTCAATTTAGGGATTCAAGTGTAATTAAAGAATTACATGGAATTTCATCTCATGGTTGTTTATTTAAAGAACACATGCCCGAGTATTGATAGCTTATTATTCCATGATATCATTCTCGTTATTATATCAATACTTTACATTATTGATATAATAGTAAAACTAAATATATATTGCTCACGAAGAAGGCAAAGGGGAAAGAGCAAGTTTAACTTCTCCCAAACTTGCAACATAATATTTTATAACTAGAGGCAAATCATTTTCCAAATACATCTCAATTTGGCTACAAAGGTTTGTGCATTTAATAAAATAACTCAAATTTTTAAGTGAAAATTCGCCTTGAATGACTCTATTGGATGACTGTTTTTGAATAAATTTCATACTTTCATCGGATTCTACACGCCGCACCTCAGCTGTAGCAAACTGCCCAGAACATTTGAAAATAAGTTCATTGCCTACAGATTTAATCTCCAATTTCTCTGACAAATACGATAGATCGCGAATAATTTTTTGAAAATCAGCGGAAGGAAGATTAATTACCGACGAAAATGTAACATTCGGCTCTTCTAATTCTTCAGAATCTGGTTCAATTAATCGAAGTTTCTGTGTTTTACACTGTTTAATATCACCATTTTCAAATTTAAGCCCCAAATGAGATACAATACCGTCATTATAGTCTTTACGCTCAATATATATCGTCAATGTATCGTCATTATCAATCGAATTAATAAGCTTGAATAAATGAAACATGTTAACTCCAATGATAATTTTTTCTTTTTCGCATTCATATAACTCAAAATTTTCTGCAGCTAAATGTAGATGCGCCAACATAGTATGAGATTTATCCATATTAATAATACGAATACCGTCTTTTTTAAATGTTATATTTGTTTCTAATAAAATATCCTTTAGCGCAGTCATAAGAGTTCGAAAAGGTGCAATTTGAACAGTTTTAATAGTAAGAACATTATCAGGATTAGTAGAGTTAGAGTTAGAGTTACTCATTATAGTTATTTATATAATCTATTTTAAGTCAAATCTTTAAATACTTATGTATATTATTAAAAATATACAAATAAAATATTATACAAAATAATATAATTAAGAATAATAAATTATATATATATATACTAATTGTTTTTAATGCAAGATCCATTAAAACCTATACAAACAGTCCAACAAGAAATAAAACCAAATGTTAGTTCAATGCCCGGATCAATACCTGGATCAATACCTGGATCAATACCTGGATCAATACCTGGATCAAAACCTGGATCAAAACCCACCTCTTTATTAGATGATAAACCAATACAATCGGAAATTTCTGAAGTATCTTCTCTAAATGCTCAACCACGTCCGTCAGTTATTCAAACACCTGATATATCTTCTCCTATACCAAAAGTTGCATCACCATCGCAATCACTGAAACCATCTGCACCTATTGATATTCAAAATGGAAAACGCACTGAATCAGATGGATTCATATATATTACAGTTAGAGGAACCGACGAAGAAAGGGGATATGCTCATGGATTTTTATTGGCAGATAGGATTGTTACATTTATAAGAACATATGCATTTTTTATATGGAATGAATATGGAAGAGATATTGTTTTTTTTACAAAAATGATTAATGATCTTTTTGGCCCTATACTAAAGTCAGAATATAAAGATTTTTTTACTGAGATGCAAGGTATAGCAAAAGGTGTTGCAGATAAAGTAAAAACATTAAAAACACCAAGTGACCAAAAATTATATTTTGGTGAGGAAGCTTTCATATACGATGGTAAAATAGTTATATCATCTGATTCATATACGATTGATAAAAATGCGTCATCGAAAGATATGTTCACAGATGGTAAATTATTATTAACTATAAATGTTGATATTATTTTTCTTTTAAATTGTGTTGTAACTGTCGACTATGTTTATAAAAAATTAACACAAATTCTCACCGATAATAAATTCCTCAAAGATACAGCAACTTATAAAGAATTTATGAAAACATATGCGTCCTCAGGCTCTGCTAAATCAGGTGGATTATTCGGGTTATTTTCTGGTGGAAGCAGTGGAGCATCGGATAGATGTAGTGCATTTATGGCTGTGGGTGAAGGTTTTACCGTGGGTGGCGAAATAATATGTGCACATATTACATTTGATAATTATATGATAGGACAATTTGACAATATTATATTATACATGGATACATCTAAATCATCAAAAATACCATCACATAATATACTTATGCAAACATTTCCAGGAGGTATTTTTAGTTCAACAGATTTTTTTGTTACTTCGGCAGGATTTATGGGAACTGAAACAACAATTGGTGGATTTAATGTATTTGAATTGCGTGCACCAGCTTGTCTACGTTCTCGAAAAGCAATGCAATATTCTAATAAACTTGAGGACTATGTAAAATATCTTACAGAAAATAATTCTGGGGATTATGCAAATGTATGGTATATCGGAAAACCAGCAAGCAAAGATGCGCTTAGTAAAGAAAAATCTGAGATTATGCGAATTGAACTTGGGCTTAGGTATATTCATGTGGAGAGAAAAACAAAAGGATATTTTATCGGATTTAATGCTTGCTATGATGCTCGTATACGCAATCTTGAATGCGTAAATGACGGGTTTTATGATACAAGAAGACACTCTGGCGCAAGACGTGTTAGGTTAGATGAATTGATTAAAAAATATACATCAAATGGAAAATTAATATCTGTATCTGATGCTATAGAAATGATATCTGACCACTATGATGTATATTTGGGTAAAATAAATATGTGTTCACGAACCGTTTGCGCTCACTATGATTTAGATAAACGTGAATATATGTCTCAAGCAGATAGACCATTACCTAATCAACCCCGAGGTTCGGTAGACGGAAAAATATGCTCAAGTGAACTTTGCAGAAATATGCAATTTATTGCACGATGGGGGAATGCTTGTGGAACCGCTTTCGATAAAACACAATTTTGCAATGAATATACTCAGTGGGCTGACCAACGCGCATATTTAGAAAATAGACCTCACCAAGTTTGGGTGGTTTGTAGTGAAGTAAATATAGATAAAAAAATTGGACAACTTGTAAATGCTATCAAAAAATATAATTTTGATGGTAAAATATCTGAATCCGCTACAAGCATACGCGAACCTTTATCGCCTGTTTTTGATAAAGAAAAAGAAAAAGAAAAAGAAAAATCAATAGCTTCCCCACCTTTAATGCCACCAGTAATGCCATCAGTAGCGCCATCAGTAGCG